CTGCTCAATGGTCAGGCAAACGGTAAGGTCATTACCCCGGACGGCACTGGTAAGCCTGTTCTGACCGACCCGGTAATCGACTGGCAGGCTAAGGCTGAATCACAACGCCAGAACCTTCTCACCGCAGCGAACGCCACCATGCTCGTATGGGAAAGAGAAGAAAGCGCAGGCATTCTCGATGATGACGACAAAGCCAGCCTTATCGAGTGGACGAAATACGCCAAAGCGCTGCGTAAGCTGGATCTCAGCAGCGTCAGCGATGAGGCGGGATACACCGCGATTGTCTGGCCGGAACAGCCATAAACAAAAAGCCATACCCTCTGCAGGTGTGGCTTTACTTTCATTATTTGTTATCACTCCCTAAAATATCTTGCTGAACGCATCTGACAGATAGCTCTCAGCCTGATCAGCGTAGTCGCTTAGGTTCTCCAGCAAATCGTCACTGACCTTTTTTAGCGTCAGCGTGAAGTCAATCTTGCGAGCCTTACCATCACTGAAAAACTCTGCGCGCGTCTGCTTCAGCCCCGTAATAACAAACATTCCGTAAACGGTGCCGGTTCCCTCAATGAGCGGCCAGGCTTTACCTGTGTATGCCATGGCACGCAGTGCAGCCAGTGAGATATCGCCGCCGCTGACTTCAGGATAGAGCGTGCCACTAAGCGTGATCGGTTCTTCATCTGGCCCTGTGTACTGATAGCGGGGGGCAGCTCCCACCCGCTCAGCCTTAACGTGCCTGAATGAGTTCTCCCGTTCGAGCTGCTGGTAAGGTGCAGTTTTCAGGGCAAAGACATACATGCCCAGGATCATCATCATGGTTTTTACTCCCTGTCTTTCAGGCTGGCGAGTTTCTGGCGGTTGAGTTTTTTCAGCGCTTCCGTTAACTGGCGGCCAATCTCTGCGACCAGCTGCTGGCGATCCATATGCTCAGCTCCCGGGATATGAATGTGTAGGTTGACGTCGCCGGAGACGTTAGTACCGATGGCCGGTGCGGTCTGGGCATGTGATGCAGACAGTGCGCTGCCGGAAACGCCAGTGCCGGCCAGCAGTTTAGGCTGGACAAAACCATTGCTGAGCGGCACCCAGGAAGGAAGTTTTTTAAACACAATATCGCCCAGACGATTGATGCTGTTGTTTACCGGCGTTCCGCTCCCGCCTGTTTTGCTCTTCCCGGGCGGCGTCCATTTCACGTTGCCAAAGGATGGCTCGTTGCCTGAAGCACCCGTTGGGTTCGGAAGTTTAAGCTGCGCACCGTCAGAGGAACCAGGCGGACTCCAGTCCCAGGGATGCATAACCATTTTCTTTGCCACCGGGTCCCAGACAGCCACTTGGGGTGCCTTGGGTTCAGCAGTAACGATTCCCGCCTTATGCAGCAGTCTGTCGAATTCTTTATTTAGCCATTTAATGGGAGTGAGTACTTTATTGATGGCAGCACCCAGCACCTGACCAAACTTATGACCCGCGTTTGCACACCTTTCTAGGCTTTGCTGGGACTTGTGAACCGGCGAAAGAAAGCTCGTAACCTTTCCCCATAGCCAGGAAAAAAGCGCGCCAATATCACGCCACTCCGTTTTCAGGCTATCGATAACTGGCTGCATTTTTTCCAGCATGCCTGCGAAAAGCTCACTGAAAAATGTCTTAATCGGCTCCCAATTACGGATAATAATAACGGCCGCCGCTGCCAAGGCTGCCAGCGCCGCGACTACCGCCCATATCGGCCATGTGAGGCCCGTAATAAGCGCAATGATCGGACCAAAAACAACGCCAGCCACTTCTGCCAGGGTGGACATTGCACCGCTCAGCAGACCTACCCCTTCACTACCTGCTAACAAAGACATTGAAAGCCGCAGGGCCGCCAGCGGCCCGAGCATTACAGCAAACAGGGTTATCACTGTTCCACCGACCAGCAGTAAAGCACCAAGCGCCAGCGCAGTATCAATGATGGCTCCTGTCAGCTGAGGATGTGCCTGCGCCCACTGCGTCATGTTCTGAATAACCCGTGTCAGCTTCTGCACAATACCGCGAAGCGGGGAATCAGCTCGCTCTTCCATTTCGGTCCAGAGGCCATCCCACGCAGAATGCAGCATCTGCATATCACCGTCGAAATTGTCGGTCATCGTGCGTGACGTCTGAGAGGCAACCCCTTTCAGCTTCAGCAGATAGTCATTAAATGCCTGTAGGTTGCCTTCGGCAGCAGCCCTTGCCAGAACCTGCCCGGCCTGCATGCCCTGTTCACCAAACAGACCTTTAAAGATGTCGAATTGAGAACCCTGATCAAACTTTCGCGTCCGGTTCCACAGCTCTTTCAGCACGTCAGCGAGTGGGCGAACAGCGCCGGTCGCTGATATTGTTTTTATACGTAATGACTCTAAAGCCTCTTTTCCCGTCTTTGATGGCGAATACAGACCAGAAAGCGCCTCTTTTAGCCCTGTGCCAGCAATGGAGCCAGTCAGACCGTTTTTTNCGGCGGCAGCGGCCGTAGTCTCCAGCCCAATCCCGGCATTGTTGGCAACCGTGCCTACATATTCCATTGTCTCATTTAGGGATTCCAGGCTGGTTTTGGAATGGGTGAACGTCCCGACCAGAACGTCACTGACGTGATCCATCTGTGACGCCTGAAGCTGGAAATGATCCAGCATGTTAGATCCGACATCTGCCGCCGCGCCCAGCTCCGTATGCGCAGCCAGCGCCAGGTTAATCATGCCGGGCATCGCCTTTTGTGCATTCTGCGGCGTCATGCCGCCGGAGATCAGCTGATCCTGCCCCTGTGCAGCCTGCACCGCGCTGAAGTGCGTTGTCCTGGCAAGCATCTTGGCCTGCGCCCGCAGCGCCTGCCCCTGCTCACTGTTTCGATCCAGCTGGGCGTCAGCCAGCGTCTGCGAATAGGCTTTATCGAACTCCATACCCGGACGCAGACTACGCATGGTGCCCCACAGCAGCCCGCCACCTGCGGCGCTGGCCTTCAGGCCCGCGGAGGTCAGACGTTTTTGTACTGATTTGGCCCTGTCATAGCTTGCCTGTGCTGCGGTCACCCGCTTAAGCTGCGCTTCCTCAATGGATAATTGCTGGTTTAGTTCTCTTGTCGTGCGGACCATCTGAGCACTCACATTGCCTTTAGTGACAATGCCCAGCTTTTCCATAGCCTCCCGCGTTTTATCAAGATTTATCGTTTCTTTCTTAAGCTGGCTGCTGTAGCGTGCGATTTCGCTTCTCAGTCCTTCAAGGGCGGCCTTCTGCTCTTCGGTTCGCTCTGCACCCTCGCCAAACTCCTTTCGCATCGCTTCAGCCCTGGCTTTTGCATCCGCCAGAGACTGCGTTACTTTTGCGACAGAGGCGCGTGCCCCTTCGAATTTTTTCGCTGTCCGTTCGAGGGTTTTAATCTGGTCCTGCGTGGATTTTACGGCGCCAGCCAGCCCCTGACTGGCCTTGCGGGCAGCGGTCAGGGGCTGGGTCATTTTGTCGATGGCGGCGAGCGCCACCTTAATGCTGAGATTTTGTTGCATACATTGCCCTGAATCGCTCGACGGCGCGTTCCCGCCAGTCCAGCAACTCAGGTACGGGCGTTGCCCACAGTTCGGAACGCGGCCAGTGAAAAACGGCGGCGATATCCGCCATCACGTCCTCAATGCAGTTAAAGGAGAGTTCTGTAACGTCGCCGGTTATGCGTCCGGCAGTGGTGCCAAAAAAGTGACGGCCGCAGTAACCAGCGCGGTAAAGTCACGCGTGTCCATGGTCATCAGTTCAGTCTCTGTCAGCATGGGTTCAGTGACGCGCGGCAGCAGCTTAAACATGCTGTCAACGTCACTCTGCATGACTTCATAGAGCTTAAGACCGCGCAGCGAACCGGGGTGCGCCATGGCTTCGGTAATACAGACCTTATCGATGGATTCTTTGTCACGCTTAATCGGACGGGTGAGCGTGACGGTGTTTTCTGACTGCTTTGTCATAGGTGATACCTCAGATGCTGGCCGGGCAATGCCGTTACCCGGCCGGGGGATTAAAATCAGATACCGAGTGCCTTACGCAGCGCGGCCGCTTTATCGACGCCACCCACGACAAGCACCATATTGAGGGCGTCCACCTCGAGTACGACGGTTGTGCCCACGGTGATTTTGACGTAGGTATTTTTAAGCGTGTATTTGTGGCTTGTGTCCTCGCCCACTTTCGCGTTACCCAGATCCATCTCAGTGAACCGGCCGCGCGTCTGGATCTCACAGGTGGTGTAGCCCGCCGTGGTTTCATCCTGGTACGCACCTGTAAAGCGCAGCTGCATCGCATCGGCTGTATCCTCATACATGCGGCTGAGCAGCGCGACGGTAAGCCCGCCCATGGTGATGTCCATATCCAGGGCGCTATCATCAAAGCCCAGATCCACATTAACCGGGGCCAGCATGCCGCCGCCGCGATAGGCCACGAGCTTATGTGTCAGCTTTGGCAGCGTGACTTCTGAGGCCACGCCAATCATGGATTTTCCATCCACAAAAATATTGAACTGCTTCAGTTTTCCGGGTAATGCCATTTTCTAATCTCCCTCAGCTGCCCGACGATGTGGCTGCCGTGTCGAACACATCAAACCAGGTGTCGGTGAAGTCCTGAATAAACTCAATATCTTCAGCGGGCGGCACGGGGGTGTAATTATATTTGACGGTGATCTTTCCCTGTCGCAACGTATCTTTTGAGTTCTCTGTGGTGTCATACCAGGCTGTCCCACCCAGAAGCCTGTCAGCCGTGGTCAGTGAGCTGAGCTTCTGGTTAACGCCATCAACCACGGCTTTCGCAAATGAAGGTGTCAGGGGGCCATCGACATATTTTGCATGTGCTTCAGCAACCATGACGCGGAGCATCTGCGCCGTGCGCGTGTACACCTCAAAGATATAGGTGTCCTCGTCCCGCGTGCGGTTGCCCCACAGTCGATAGCCGTCCCGTTTGATAATGGTCGTGACGCAGGCCTGGTTAAGATCGTCCGTGTCGCTGTCGGTGTCCTCCAGCGAAAAATAGACGTCATGCGTCATGCCGGTTACGCCACTGATCGCCACATTGGAAATGGACTTATGCCAGCCGGTTTCGTCATCGATTTTGGCACGCAGCCCCACAGCCACGGCCGGAGCCGGTATAACGCCGGTTTTACCTGTGGCACTGTCGTAGGCTTCAAAGTCAGGCCAGATAACCATCAGCTCACGCCCGGTCAGGTTGGCGGCATACTTTTTGGCTTCGCTGACGCTCTTGCAGCCATAAGCCGACACGTACGCAAACGCCTTCAGCTTTTCGGCAAACACCTGTAGCTCCGTAGCGACGCTCTCTGTATCCAGCCCGGGTACGGCCAGAATGCGCGGTGAGACACCCACCTTCTGCACTGCGGTTAGCAGCGCATACATGCCGGTATAACGCCCGTCCTTTGTCTGGCCACCGATGACCAGCTTATCCTGCGTTGGTGCATCTTCATTGCTGGAATCCGGCGTTGCGTTATCCGCATCCGCGACGCGTACAACAACCACTTTCGGGCTGCACTGGTTGCTGATAGCAGTCAGCGTGGTCAGCAGCGTGCCGGTTGTGCCTGCTTTACCCAGCACCGATGCTACGCGGGTCAGCAATACGGGTGTATCAAGCGGAAAGGTTTCGTCGTCCGCATCATCCGCCGTGCAGATTACGCCGATGACCGATGAGTCAATATCGTTAATGGCATCGCCGAGATCGGTCGTTTCCGTCACCCGGGTGCCGTGGTGAAATTTTGCCACTGTGGGTTCTCCGTCATGTGTACTGCCATCATGCTGCCCTGCCCTTGAAACGGGTTCACGCACTGCGAAGTGTCGCCCCCCGCTGACACTGACCGGGCATTGATGCTGCCCGCGCGCGCGTTGAGCATGTGAACCAGACAAAGGACCGATACAGCGGAGAGAACACAGTGAGCGACATTCTGGGTGCAGCGGGTACGCTCGCCGATGAGGTGGGTGATGTGCTCGCCTCCTACAGTCCGCGACCGGCATTTGATATCCAGGTGGGCGGGAAGACGGTCACACAGGTAAATGATCGCCTGCTGAGCCTGACCGTCACTGAGAACAGAGGCTTTACGGCAGATACGGTAGAGATTGAGCTGGATGATACAGATGGCCTGCTCCAGCTGCCGCGCAGGGGAACAGAGATCCGGGTCGCCATAGGCTGGCAGAATGGCGGGCTGGTCGAAAAAGGTAGGTTTGTTGTGGATGAAGTCGCTCACAGCGGCCCGCCTGACCGATTCACCATCACGGCCAGAAGCGCAGACTTTCGCGATGACTTCAACGTCAAGCGCGAGTACAGCTGGCATAACTGCACGGTAAGCTATGTCGTGTCCGCCATTGCTGGCCGGTACAACCTGACACCGGCCATCAGCACCGAGCTGGCAAATCTGGAAATTGACCACGCCGATCAGACTCAGGAATCAGACATCAGCTTTTTAACCCGTATGGCCGAAATGCTCGGGGCCGCCACCACGATAAAAAACGGCATGCTACTGTTTTTCACGCCCGGTACCGGCAGAACGGTAAGCGGGCGCGTTCTTCCTTCCGTCATGATTACCCGCGCCAGCGGCGACAGCCACAGCTTCCGCGTTGCCGACCGTGACGCCTATACCGGCGTTGAGGCGTACTGGCTGGATCTCAATTTCGGTAAAAAACGAAAAACTCGCGTACGGGGCCAGCATAAAAACACCGCGCCGAAGTCCAGCAGTCGTGAGGGCCATTATCTGAACGGTGCCGAAGGCAATGTGTATGTGATGCGCCAGACTTTTAAAACAGAGCTGGCCGCAAAGCGTGCAGCGGTCGCCAAATGGCAGTCACTGAAGCGCGGGGCAGCAGAATTCAGCATGGAGCTGGCGCGGGGCCGCGCAGAACTTTACCCGGAGCTGCATGCCATCATGTACGGTTTTAAGACAGATATTGATGAGGGTGACTGGACGATTACAAAGGCCACACACACCGTGACGCGCCAGGGATTTTATACAGCGCTGGAATTCGAGGTCAGGCTGACAGACTGGACGGTCACAGCCACAGAGGAATAATTGAGCAACAGCGCGGCATAACGCTATAATCCCCGGGAACCGGAAGGGGGGATTATGCCATGTATCGTTGTCCAAAATGCGGCGCGTCAGCGCGAACGCGCAACAGTGAATATCTTGATAAAAAGGTCTGCATCCAGCGCGCCTACCACCAGTGCAACAACCTTTACTGCGGGATCACCTTCCGCACGCTGACAGAAGTCGATGCCATCATTACCGAGTCAAAGCCCGATTTCAGCATCCCGATCCCGACGAAAAGTTTCCCCAAAAATCATTACGGGGATAATCAGATTGAGTTGGCAATTTAAAAAATAAAAGCCCCATTTACGGGGCTTAATATTAAAAGAGGAAATCATCCCTAGAGAGATTCAGCACCTTTTCCAAAAAATCATCTTTGTGGTACTTAACTCCGCCCACTAATATTTTTGAGGTTATTCTTTTATATTTAAATAACCTGTAGCCTTTAGCGAGATGGCAAAAACACTTCAAATAAGGCTCCATGCTGTCATTTACCAAAACCTCCACTAAGTCTGACTCCCTTCTTATTGTTTCTCCATTAGGTTTTCTGTAGCTAAATTCAATTGTAATGTCTTGTTCCGCCCACACAGTTGAAAGGCTATCAGAGAAATTATCGATCTGATTGTTAGCCTTTTTTATCTCAAAACCATCTTCAGCCTTAACATTTTTATCATCTAAAGTATCTTTCCAAACCCTACCATTTTTACTCATTACCTTTAAGGATTTTCTTGAGAAGAAATACCCCCCATTTTTTATAGCAGCGCGATAATCAAGTTTAGATTGAATTAATCCAGCGAGAAAAATTATCAGTAGAATAATAGCCAATGGAAATGACACAAAGCAAAAAATTAAAGATACAAAAAACAATGTGAAATTGGCCCATCGCCTGTGTTTTCTATAAGAAGTAGTGGTTGAAAAATTTCCGCATGAAGGACATTGCTTAACAGAACTAGGGTAAAGACAAATACACGATGTACAAATATTTAAACTATCATTTCCACAAACTTCCTTTGAAAAGCTAGATATAATTTCTGGCTCGTTTTCGTAGCTAATCTTCGGTGTTGAATGAAGTTTAGAATATGAAAGTCCTGTTCCGGGGATACCCACGGTGGTGCGGACCCCTTTTTTACTCACATTTATTGTAGCTCCGCGCCCCCCAATTGAGGTGCTAATGCCACTCTTACTAATATTTAAACTTAATCCAGGTGCAATTTTTATACGTTTACGATACCTCAGTCCCAT